AATGGAAGCCACCAAACAGTTCCATCTTCGGTTGTTTTTTTCAAAGATTTAACGCCATCTTCGGCAGTTACGATTTCATATTTAGTCATTTTATAACTCCGCAGAAGCTGAAATTATGCCTGATGTGCCAGTAAATTCTAGTAATGCGGCATAACCAGTAGTAGATGAAGATGCAGTTGCGGCATCAAATTTTACAAAATTAGTTGTAGGAACAGCAAAAGAAAGTGCATTACAAGTGTTAATACTTCCTAAAGCAAAGTTTCCAACAGCATTAGCTGAAACAGAAGGTGCTGTCCGCATGGGAACTGGGAAAGAAATAACACCCCTAGCGGCAGTTGAACTATAAAAACGACCTGCACCAATAGGTGCGCCATCAGCAGTAGTTGTAAATGCTGTGAAATAGCGTTGGCAGTTAGCTAGGCTAGTCTGATAATTAACATACTCAAATCCAGTAGCACTACTTCCTACTTCTAGTTGAACACCAGTAATGTAGAATGTTGCTCCGTTTGTTCCTACTACGGATGTTGCTCCTGTGGCTGAAGCGTAAGTACCACCTGACCATGAACCAGCAGTACCGCTATAAGTAGAACCTACACCAAGACCAAAAAATACTCCAAGACCAATACCGCTTGTTGTTAGCCAAGTACCGCTTGTATCGCCAGCAATGGTTATTGATTTAGTTTCCCAAGTATTTGCGGCTGAAATTGTGTAAGTAAATGGATAGCTTCTATCCCAAGCACTATTACGCAAAGCACCGCCAAAAGTACCAGTTAATGAACTGCGGACTTGAAATGATAAAGTAACAGTTTTTGCTGATGCAGTACCCCATCCTAAGTCGGCAACATTGTAGCCTTCAATCATTTGATACAGAGCAAGAATATCGCCTGAACCAACGCTATATGCAGAAGATGAAGTAATTAACGCACTATTTACAAAACCAGCAGGAGCAGTAGAACTTTGAGCAATGGACAATTTGCCTGTTGTTGTAATGTAATTAGCCCATCTATCAAGAACATATTGCCCGTTTGCTGGGTCAGAAGATGATGTGCCTCGTTGTGCAATAACCATCGCACCATTAATAATGCGATTCTTCATAATAGAAGCATTACCAGCACCAATTGAAGTATTAGCAACAGAAGTGTTAATTTTATCTATTGTTGGTGTAGTAACTGTAGGGCTAGTAGCCAATACAACAGCACCAGAACCAGTAGAAGTAGTGCCGCCTGTACCACCGTTAGCAACTGCAAGAGTACCAGCAAGGGTAACTACCCCTGTAGTAGCTGTGCTTGGTGTTAAACCTGTTGTGCCACCGCTAAATGAAGAAACATTAAGGTTTCCAGCTTTAGAAGCAATAGTTTGTACTACACCGCTTGAGTCTTTATAAAACAACTTACCATCGTTGGTGTTTATTGCTAATTCACCAGCTACTAGATTACCAGCAGTAGGGACAGCAGCAGCAGTCGTTGTGTAATACAAAGAGATGGGTGTAAATCCTGTTTGTGCCATTTTAGTATGTCCCGCCAAATATGCCTGTTAAGGCTGTTAGTGTACCAACATTATTAATGTTATTTGTTGCCATATTGAGTGCGCCAGACATAGGTGTTTGACCATCTGAAGCTACTGATTGAGTAAGTGCGTCTGCTATGTTTTGCATAGTAGTGTTAGCCCAACTACTTGTAATAGTTGTCCCTGTGACTACGGGATTACCCGCAGGTAAGTTATAGGTACCGCTGCCGTTTCTACTCATCTTTTTCTCCAAGTGCTTTGTTTACAGCAGGACCAGTAGCGTAAGCTGACTTGCCTCTTAACATATCTGTTAATTTTCTCACAATTTCAGGTCTATTTGCTAATCCTACATCTGCTAAAGCATAAGGTATTGAAGCGATTGTGCCTGCTGCCCAGCCAAATGGACTTGCAGCATTGCCTCTGCCTATTGTGCCAGAGTCAGGTACTTTGCTAGGTAATGTAGAAACAGCAGCATCAGATAAGTCTTGCATTAATGCTGTGCCTGTTGCTGACCTGTTTTTACCTGCTGACTCGTCTGCTTTTCGTACAGCAGCAGCTAACTGTGCAGGGCTAAACATATCTTGTGTATTAGCTTTTGAAGCAGCGTCACGCACAATGCTTAATCTAGCAAAAGCAGCGTTAGTTTTAGCTAATTCAGCGGCTTGTTTTGGATTGCTTTCAGCTAATGCAGTACGCAAATTAACTAAAGCCTGCTTATATGCGTCACCTAAGTCTTGTTCGCTTGCAATAATAGATTTGCCATACGCTTTGGCTTTTTTAGACAATTCAGACTCTACTTTTTTAAAGTCTAAACCATCCATTGTGCCTTGTGGCCCAAGTCTTGTACCAATAATTTGTTGAATATTCTTTTTAAATGTGTCGCCTAAATTGTTAGGCAAACCATCAGCTAATTGAGTTAATTGACTCATGCTTGCTTTAAAATCAGGTGTGGCGCTAAAATTTAACTTAGGTAATAGGTCGTTATAAGCGTGTTTTACTTGCTGCTCTACTACTTGCATACCTTCTCTGCCAGCTTCTTTTGGCACTACACCATTAATAGGCTCTAATACTTGTTTAAATGCTGCTTTGTCAAAGCCTTCAATGCTTTTTGCACGACCTCTTTCAATCATGCCACCTACTACAGGATAGCTAGTTAACTTATCTTCTAAAGATTTAAGTACGCCACCCATGCGTTGGCCAGGTGTTAATTCAACACCTTTGTTAATTAAATTCTGTGCTTCTTTAGTAAATACAGGGCTAATAGCGTTAGTAATTGCGCCACCACCTAAACTTAAAGCTGCTGGTATTGCTGCGCCAAGAGCCATGCTTTTAGCTTTTTCTTTTGCAAATTCATCTTGTGATAAACCAGTTTTTTCTGGATTAACATACGCTGTACCAGCACCTAAAGCTGTGTTTGTTGCAAACATATTGCCAAAACTAGGAATAAAGTTTTTTGCAGCCATAACTTTGTTTGCTACTGCTGTAGGTCCTAAATTTTCACCAATTAAAGCCGCAGGTTCAGTAGTAAATTTTGACGCAATAGGACCAGCTTCTGCATTTAGTGCAGCTTGACGCTTATTTAATAAATCAACAGGGTAATCACCCATATTAGCTACAGATGGCACTACTTTGCCAGCTAATTGCCATGCCGCTTGATTTAAACCATAAAAAGGTTTTGCAGTATTAATTAATAAAGACGCAGGAATATTCATTGCGCCTTTTTTGACATTTTCCCATGTCAATTCATCAGATTTAGGCGCAGACGGACCTAAATAAGCGTCAGGATTAAATGACTGAGGACTTGCAGCTAAATAATTATCTGGGTCAAATGCCATTATTTTGCTCCTAAACGCTTCTTAATTTGTGCAGACCTAGGGTCTGAAGGATTAGCGTTTGCCCATGCCAATGCTTCTTGGTCTTGTTGATTAATTGCTGGTGGTTTTTGATTGCTAATACCTTGTGCGCCATACCAATTTTCGCTACCATATTTAGAGTTTGCAGCAGCAATCTTGCGCTCAAGTCTTGCGTTTGTGTCATCAACCCATTGCTGCAAATCTTTAGCATTGCCATAACCAGGAAATGAGCTTTTAGCTTGCATAATGTCTTTATCAGAAGCAGGGCCAGGTGGCAAGTTTTGAAGTGTTTGCATAACAGCAGAAGCATTAACTTTAGCTTGTGCAGCCAAAGCTGGATTACCAAATTGACTTGCCAAATATTTTTTGACACCACTTTGAGTAACATCACCTAAAACTGTTTCAGTTGCGGCAATATCTGCAGGCTTTAATTGTTGTAAACCTTGACGCAATTCATTTGCAGCATTAATAGCTTCTCTGTCTTTTGCTACTTCAGTTTTGCCAATAAATACGCCACCAGGTGCAATGTAATCGCCTTTTTTGTTAAAACGACCTTCGCCACCAAAGCCTTCACCATCGCCACCGCCACCAGCATTTTGAAATATAACTTTGCCGTCTGGACCAACAAGTGCGCCACCTTTGCCAACAACATGAGGCTTTTCAGCAGAAGGAATTGTATGCTCAAGTAAGCGAGGTAAAAATTCTTTGCCAGCGCCTGTTGTAGAGCTGTTGATAAGTTTTTGTGCAGTAGCAAAATCTTTGTTTGCAATAGCTTGATTAATTGCATCCATTTCAGTAGTGCGGGTGCCACGCAATTCTGCTGCAAGTGCTTTAGCTTGCTCGTCACCTTTGTTTTGCATATATGCGCCAGTCAGCATATTAGCTACAGGTGCTAAATTCTGAAAGAATGAAGTAGGCACATAGCGCCCGCTTACCATTTGACCTTGTGGCTGTTGTGCGCCTTGCGACATTAACAGCTTAGCCATTTGTTGCTTGCGATTTAATTGCTGTTGCTGCTCATACATATCAGGCGACATATTCATCGCTTGCATTAAATTAAATTCGTTATCTTGTGCCATGACTTTTCCTGTTAATCGTATGACATAGTGTCAAAATGACTGTTGCTAAAGTTAGGGTTTGTGCCATAACTTGGGCCAGTATATTTTGCAGGCTCGTCTGGTTTTTTACGCAACATCATAGCCATAGCTAATGGGCTTAAACCCGACATACCACCACCTTGTTGCTGACCAGCTTCTTGCACTTGTTGATTTTGTTGTGCTAAAGCAAGCTGCTGCATCAATTTTTGTTGAGCAATATCTTGCATAGTAGGCGCATAGCCTGACAAGTCTTGCTGACTCATGTACGGGTCTACATTAGTAATATATGGATTAGGCATTTAACACCCCATAATCAACCATTTTAATTCCATCAGCACGAGTAATAACAGCTTCAGGCATAATTTGCTCAACTTCTTGCGCCATAACACCAATATGTACGCCATGACCTGCTTCATCTTTAAACTCAGGCTTATACTCATATGTGTAAACAGGCAAGCCATTAGGCAACCAATAAACTTGAGTAATTTTCTCTTTAGTGCGTATGTCAGACATAATTGCTGCTGCGCCTAAAGTGCCACCAAGCGACATTAAGCCACTATTCATGCCTTGTTGCGCTGCTTGCTGTGCGTTAAAGTTACCCATTTGTGCGTTATAGCCCATTTGAGTGGCGCCTAAAATATCTGCGCCTTGTGTTGTTGCTTGTTGTGCAGAGTTTACAAAAGACGGGTTTTGCACTTGTGAACCACTACGCAATGCGCTCAATGTATTAAGTGGCAAGTTGTAATTTGTAAGTGCTTGGTTATACGCTTGTTGCTGTGCAGTATTACCAAACTGGGCGCCCTGCAGGCCTTGATTAAACAGCGTGCTACCAGCTTGCAAACCAGTTAACTGTGATTGATTCATTAAATCGTTTTGCTGCATACCAAGACCCATTTTAGCCCTGTTATACGCTTCTGTGCCTGGCACTACACCTTGATTTGCTAATTTAGCGTCAAGATTTTCTTGTTGAATTTGCATTTGTGGCTGCAAACGCTGTTGTAGCAACGCATTGGCTCTATCCCAACCTGCCATGCCACCTTGATTATCTAAAGAAGTCTGAGTCTGTGGAATATTAGGGTTAAATCCTTGGCCCATTGTGTTTTGCACTTGACCAAGTTGTGCATTAATAGCAGAGCCTAAACCTAAACTGGTGCTATTTTGATTATTAAGTAATTGTTGCCCTACATCTGAAAGACTTGTTTTGGCAGTCCAAGTAGGATTGCCGTACGGGTCTGCACCAGTAATTGAATAATCTAAATTGCCGTAAGGAGTAACTTGATTGACACGATTTGCAGCAGTAGCTAATCTAGCTGCATCCACATTACCTGCGGCAGTTTGCTGTGCTGCGCCAACATAATCGGGCGCTGCTGGCGCACTTGGCGCTGGGCCTAACCCTAGAAATCCACCACCACCCATGTCATTCTCCTCTTGCTGTTCTTAAAGGGCATTTGATGTCGAGCCAACGACAATCTTCACGCCTCATAGCCATAATCACTAAGTCACCATCCATGTGAGCATCGGGGATTTCGGCTATCACTTTAAAACCAAGGTGTCGGTTCAATCTAAGGGCATCTTCATTACTGCCACATATTTGCCCAATTATAACGCTAACTCCAAGAATATTAAAGGGATAATCGAAAGCCGCCCACAACAAATCTCGACTCATCCAATTCACTTCATCTACTGCCGCAATGTGCATTTGGCACGCTTTTGGCATAAAACTACAATAACCTACGACTGCTGCTAAATTACCATCTACTTCTTGACCTATACATACTGTTTCTGTAGGTAATGGGTAATTCATCATTCTTACTAACCAATCACCCATGTATTGCTGATTATCAGTAGTAACTTTTCTCAAACTACCCCACCTGCTTCCATTACATAGTCAGTTGAAGCCCAATGTAGCTCAATATTTCGACTTGCAGCATTAAGATTTACAGAACCTGTGTAGCCTATGCCTGTAACACCTTGCCAAATTTTAGTAGTAACAAGTCCACCAGACCAAACATTATTATCCCATTTAGCTGTGTCCCAAATACCATCTTTTTGTATGCTAGGATTAAATGAAACTGCGCCTAACTGTGATTGAGTGTCAAAATCTACGCTAATACCGCATAAAACGCTTGGCACCCCGCCAGTTGATTGAAGTATTGGTCTTACCATAGTAAATCGTTTTAATTGACCTGGCGACTCAAAATAACTATATGCTTGTTGTGCAGTTGCGGTAATATTGCCTTCGTCATCAGATAAACCTGAGTAAAAATTGCCCACAAATCCATTGCCACCAAAGTGCATATCTGCATCACCACTTACTTCCCAACAATATCCTTGAATATTAGTAAATCTAGCCCAAGATTTAGTAATGGTGTGCATTACATATTGTTCTATACCGTTAGGAATAGGAATATTAAGAATAAGCATATTTTCGCCAGCAAAATAATTAATTTGCCAGCCAAATTCAGCAAAATACGAGCTTGCTGCTTGACTTACTGCAAAATAAATTTTGTCGGTTAAATTAATTCTAGGGTCTAATCTGCTAGACTGTAGTGCAGAAGCTAAAGGCACAAGACCGTCTTGAGTAAGCAGCAATAAATCGCCTGACCATTTAAAAAAGCATCTACGACTAAATGTTTGACCTAATTGCCATACACCTTTAAGCATCCATGTATCAGCATTATTAGGGTCTGTGCCGTTATAGACAATAACTTCACCCATTGAAGTTACAAATACTGCATAGTCATCAGCTCCTTGACCTGCGTCAAGTGTCCATGTACCCATTGCTTGTAAATAGCCCGCATTACGAGCTATGCCACCAAAATAAAGGGGTGAAGCTGCGCCACCAATAGAATCTACAGGTAAATACCAGCAATTTAAAGTGTCTTTTTGAGTAAAATAAAGTCTGTTTTTAAACAAATTGACATTAATAAATGTGCTTGAGTCTGCGCCTGTTATGCCAATAGTGGTATAAGAGCCTGTTACAGAAGTGACTGTAGAAGTGCCTGTAGAGGTATAAGTAAAAGTGCTTGCGCCTGTTCTTGTAATAACAAAAGTGCCATTAAAAGTGCTTTCAGAAGCACCACTAATAGTTACTCTATTGCCTGTAATTAAGCCGTGTGCTGTTGCAGTTGTTACAGTCGCAGTAGCAGACGGGCTTGTACGGGCAATGCTTGAAATTGTAGAAGCAGTAGTTGTTGTTGCTACATAAAACCATGCGCTGCCATCGTAAATCATTACAGGGTCAACACCATTACACGCTACTAAAAAATGACCTGCTTGATTGCTTAAATTTACTGATTGTAATTTATCGCTAGTAATACCACTAAATACTTTAACAGCAGGATTTTGTTTAGTTTCCCATATATCTGTACCTGCTGCGCCAAATAACTTATAACTTGAATTTAATGTGTAATTCATTAGCGTTTTAACAGGGGTTGCAGCTTGATTTAAGTACGACCCTACTACTGTTGCATTACCGCTAGGTACAGTTAAAGTTGAATAAGTAAAAGTTGTAGTGCTAGTAACAGTAATTTTAAATACACCGCTATATGCTGCTGGCGTTGTACCTGAAATAGACACATAAGCTCCCGTAAGTAATCCATGAGCTGTTGCAGTAGTTAAAGTTGCTACTGTATCTACAAAAGTAATACTGCTAATGGTTTTAACGCCTGTAGATGTAGTCAAAATAGAGCCTACTGTATAGCCCTTACGCATAGTGACATCAGTAGGAGTAGGAAACCAATTTACTAGCTGTACTGCGTCTGTAGGACTCATGTTTGCAAGTGAATCCCTTGCGTTCCAGCCACCAATAGGTGATGGCACAGAAGCAGTTTTAGCTGTGTTTTGTTTAGCTCTCTGTAATAACATTATGAGCCATAGCCTGTGTCAGGTATATTAGCGTAACCAATAAGCACTCTGCTTGGTTGCGGTGCAAATGACAAATTAGGTGCGCCCTTATCGTTAGCTTTAGCAATAGTTAATACACGCTGATAATCTTGTGCAACGACTGTAGTATCAAAGCCTTTAATGCCCCAATACTTCATTTTAGTAAACAAAACTAATAGTCTGTCATCGTAAACAGTTGTGTCTGAGTCAGCAGTAAAGCTATTTTTTACTGTGCCGTCTGCTGCTCTTGCCCAACCTTTTGACCTGTATTCCCAGCCTAAATACTCTTGAGTATTCATAATAGGCCAAATACAGAATTGGTTATCAAGAATACGCCAACGCACTCTAGGGCCTGTCGAGATATAACCAGACTTTAGCCATTGCCATTGCTGTGCATCTTCTGGCCCTAACATTTCCCAATGTTTGGATTTATCCCAATGGGTTCTGTTAGTCATTGTTTCAAAGTCAGCAGGCAAGTCATAAGCAGTCTGAGCGCAGACTACTGACCCAATGCCACTAGCACTAGCTTGTTGACTCATAACGACTACTTTTGTAGTGTTATTTGCGCTTACAACATAAGTGTCTTGCGGGATGTTATAGCCTGATAACTGCCATTGGCTTGTAACACCACTTAAATCTGTGCCTGCCTCAAAAGTTAATGTAGTAGAACCATTAACAGTTGTGGCATTAGCAGTTAAAGATTGTGTGTAAAAACGATACTGCACCTGGAGTGCTTGCCAATCATATTCTTTTAGCAAGTCATAGCCAGAGCCATTCATCAATGCAAGAATTTGCTGCACATCTTGAGATGTATTGCCGACTACAAAAGAAGGTACAGCCAAGTTTAACTCGGCTGCTGTCTGTTGCACCATTTGAAGCATCGTTTGGGACATATTAGGCCTCTACTACTTTCGGTTTGCGTGTTTTAGGTTTCGCAACAGTCGCAAGTAGTGCCGACACCTGCTCTTGCATAGCAGCCAGCTTCGCCTCTGTTTCAGACTTAATTTTAGCATTTTCTTCTTTTAATGCTTGCAATTCTGCCTCTCTTTGTGCTACTTCAGCAGAATCATTAGCTAAATTCAAAAAAGCCTTAGCTTTTAGACGAAAATTATGCGGTGACATACCAGCAACCATACCAATTCTCTGAAGTTGTTGGTCAGAGCAGTCAGCAATAGACTCTACTGTGTGAAACTTTAGGCCACGCAATTCTTCAGCTTGGCTACGAGTAACTTGTGGCCATTGGTCTAAAGGTGTGCCAACAATATCTTCATGTCCTGCTGTCTGGTTTTGATAATGCGCCCATTGACGAGGAAAACGCTGTTTATGTGACTCTTGTGCGTAAGTATCAATTTCTGTCAAATTATCGCCAGGTATCATAATGCGTACAAAATCAAATTCTTTAAAAATTGGTCTGCCTGCCTCGTTTGAAGCATCTTCTTGCTTCATACTTTTTTTATAGAATTGGACTGCTAGTCGTGAATCTGCGCCTTGAATATCGCTTTCTATTGCCATTTTTACTTCTCCTAAGTGGTTAGGGTTATTAAAAAAAGAAAAAGGGCTACCCTTTTGAGATAGCCCTAGTTTTACTACATATTCAATTTAAGAGGGTTAACCTATTAAACGGAAGCTGCTGAGAACCAACCATAATCACCAGAAGCCATTGCGACTGCTGGAGCTAAGTAAGTACCAGCAGAGCCAGTAGCTACAAAGGTTGAAGCGTTGATAGAGCAAGTTGCTGTTGAAGCTGTAATAGCTGCACCTGCAGTTGCCCATACATAACGACGGCCATCAGAGCCAAATACTTCTGCTCCCAAAGGACCAAATGTTGGTACTGTAGTGCCGTTAGCTGCTAATTCTGCAACAGTTTGTGTATCGTTAAAATCAATCCCTGATAGGGGGGTAATGGTATATGCCATGATATTTTCCTTAAATGTTAAATAGACAAAATTAGAAAGGGCTTTCGCCCAATCTATTAGGTTGTCAACAAGCCTTGCAAGAAGCTGTTAGATGTAGTCAAGTTACCAGCCCAGCCATACAATTTAACGATGGCATCTTGGTTGATAGATTGACGCTCACCACCGATAGGTACAAAGTTACGCTCTTTGTGTGGGCGTAAGAAAATGTAGTTGGTGTTAAGCATATACATATAAGTAGCTGTTTCTTGTGAACCATAACCACCGCCTAATACTACATCGGCTGAAGTACCGCCACCGTAGAATTTGAGGGAAGCAAAACCAGCAGCGCCAGACTCTTCAGCAGCGATACGCTGAATAGACTGTAGTGCGCCTACATAATATGAATACATTGTGTTACCAGCAACAATCAAGTCAGCTTTGTCTGTGCCACGAATCTGTTTGATAGCAGCGTCAGTCATTTTTGACAGGATGTTTGCAGAGGTAGCCCCTGTAGTAATCTGGTTCTGCCAGAAAGTCCATACTGCGCGGTTGATACCACCGTATGTGCCAGTTGAAGGTGAAACTGCAACAGCAGCGCCCAAACCATCCAAATTCTTGCCTCCGTTACCAGTTCCATTGCCATACAAGTCACCAGAAATACGGTTTAACAAGCGGGCTTCAGAAACTTGCATACGACCATCTAACAAGTCAATGATTGCTTCTTTAGAGCTGTTCTGCAACATTTCTAAGCCAGACATTGTAACTGCGTCAGCGTACTGAGCAATCTTGTATTGTGCGGCAGAAATAGGGCTATCCGGGGCGATGTTTAAAACCTCGTACCCACTATAGCTGTTTGCATTGTTGGTGGCGCTGTCATCGTACATTATCTCTTCCAGGATAACATTTCCTCCACTAAAAGGTCTTACATTTCCTTTTTGCTGTAGGCGCTGAAGAATAGCGTTATTCTGGGTTAAGTTGTCGGCGAGTTCACCGCTACGACTTTGAATAGTGGTAGCGATAATATCGGTAATAGCTGAGTTAGCGAATGCCATGATATATCCTTAAAAAAATGTGCCAAAATTGGCTAGTTAAACCCGACGGCTCATTGCTTCGCCTAATCCTTCGGCAATCAAAGACCGTCTATCCTTTTTATCTTCTGGATTACTCACTTTTCCACTAGGTGTAGTGGATTTAGGACTAACCGCAGCAGCCTTAGCCTTCGCTACTTGCTGTGCTTTGAGTGCTGATTGTTTGGCCTCTTTCAAGAGTCTATCTTGCTCTAATGCCCATACATCATCATTCATACGCACGGCTTTCTTGTAGGCCGTTTCTAGGTCTTGGGCTTTCCCTAGCTCAAGTAATTGAGCCATTTCTTCCCTTACCACATCAAAATGCGGGAATTTCTCCGCATCACTTCTTACTCTTTCAATTTCATTTGTTAAGCGTTGGTTTTCTTCATGCTGAAACCGACTCTTAATAGATGAAACTTCTTGATTAACCTGATTTAACTGGTTCATCAGTTGTTGAGTATATGCGTCTTGTTGTATAGGCGCAACACCTTCACCATTTAATTGTATACCATAATCTTGTGCAAGTCGCTGAAACATTTGGACTTTCTGCTCGTATGGTGCTTTACTTAATACCATGTGGGCACGACCTAAATTATTAATCCATGCAGCAGGGCTAATATTTTGTGCTTGCAGCTCAGGTACAAATGGCGCAATAGCTTCTTCGTAGCCTTTAGCTCTGTCAGCTTCAGCTTTATAAGTGCTTACGCCTTTCTTGTATTCTGACTCACGCTGATTAGCGTATTCAGCAAATTTAGTGAAATCTTCTTTACTAATCTGTTCGCCAGCTTCCATCTTGTCCCAGATAGTGACATATTCTTTTTTCCATGTAGATGGGCGAGTTACTTTCTCCTTCGGCGCCTCATCCTCATCCTTAAATTCAATAGGCTCAGCATCTTCGGCAGTTTCTTCGTTATCTTGTGCGCTAATTTCCTCTTGAGCGGACTCCTCGGAAATGTCGTCCTTTTCAGCCACTTCAATGTCTTTTTCGATGGGTGCTTCAAGAGTGCCTTCCTCTGCTGCGTCTAATGCAGCTTCTAATAAATCTCTGCGGTCTAAGTTTTCTTCTGACATGGTTTCTCCAATGGGTTATCGTAATTTGGCGTATGCCAGCTCTGCAATTTGACGCTTTCGTGCTTCTTGTGACTGTCTGCTCATTTCTGGTGCTTTTTGCTGCATAGGCACATCGTTGCCTAATTCGATACAACCGTTGCGTTTTAGGTTTTCTCTGTGTTTGCTGCGACTATCTACCCATGTGCCATCAGCCATTGAAATATGACCTGGTATGTCAGACATTACCATTGGCGCTTCTTTAGGCGACATACTTAACTTTGCTTGCCACGCTTCTTCAGCTTCAGGTGTATTAAATGGGATATTCCAGTAAGCAAGATAATGCTCTTTGTCATCATATTGCGCTGCGTCATATTCTTCATGGGCAACCTTACAATGCGGGCAAGTTACCGTGACTTTTACTAATGCCATTACATTCTCCTTATCAAATCGGGTATTTTGTGCAATTCTTCTTCTTCAACAGTTACTACAGAGTTGTACCATGTGCCGTGTTTCCATCGCCAGCACTTAAATTCTTTTTTAGGCATAATCACAATCGTCTTTACACCCAAAGCACCAGCTAAATGTGCTATACCTGTATCTACAGTCACTAGACCTTTGCACGCTTTAAGATGACTTGCAGTTTTATTCCAGTCTTTTTGCCATCCGTCTTTAGGAAGTGGTGACCAAAACCTATCTTCTTCAGGATTAAACGAATAAGCGTCAGGACCTACTAGCTCAAGCATCTTTTCGGGGTGCATAGTGCGTACATAGTGCAAAAGACCTTTTGAAGTAGACCAATTTACTGCGAGTTTTTGAGGAATATTGCTTGGAATAGCGTCTAAATAGCCTTCTGAGCCTACAATCTTGTGTAAGTTGCATGGAAACAACGCTCTAGCGTATGCGGGCGCCAAACTAATGTAATAAGGCAAAGAAATTATGCCAATCCAGTAATCTGACTCTGTTGCAACACCCTCTTCGGGCATATTTGTGAATGTATCAACACATTCCATTTGACCAAACAGCGTATGTAATGAGCCATGTTGTAATAAAACAACAGATTTAGCTCCCATCACCTTTAAAAAAGGCAAAAAGCGTGCATATTGAATGATGTCGCCAAAGCCTTGCTCTGCTTGCACAGTAATTGTCTTGCCTAAAAGACTTTCGCCTCGCCAAACAGGCATTTTTAACTTTTGATGATATGGCTGCGCTTGATTAGCAATAATCTCAGGGTGCCATCTATATTCAAAGAGTCTAAAACCAGCGTCTAAACGACCAGCGTGCAGGTGTTCGTATGCTTTTTTGTATTCTGTGTGCGGGTTTAAAGTAAGAGTGCTAATAGTGCTTCCTCATCGTCTAATTCTGCTTGACGCTTCACTTCTAAGATTGCTAACTCTTGCTCTAATCTGAGTTTTGCAGCTCTTATCAATACAGCGTTTTGCAAGTCTTGTTGTTGCGTTACAAGATTAGCGATGTATCGGTCAATATTTGCTAGGTTTGACGGTATATCAACGCTAACTTCTTGATTGGATTGTATATTAGTTTGTTGTTTCTTTGCAACGGGTTTTGGGTCTACTAAATCAGCAATAGTTTGTTTGCGATTTTCAGCATCAGACTTGAGTGCTGCAATACGCTTTTCTTCTGCTTGACGCAGTTTCTTCTGAATGCCTTTAAGACGCTTTAATTCTTCTCTTGTATATGGTGCATCATCCCCGCCAAACTTGGTAGGTTCAACAGGGGTAATGACAATTTGAAATGCGTCATTTTGAAACGCATTGACTTGGAAAGCAGTTTGAAACATTAGAATGTACCGCCAGACACCCCTACATAGCTTGTAGCGGTAACTGTAGTAAATGCACCAGTATTGGTGGTTGTAGCGCCCACAGTACCATTAATATTGATTGAGGCCGTACCAGTTAAATTAGTTACTGTTCCGCTAGACGGAGTACCCAAAGCACCGCCTACTGAATATTTACCATTAAAAGTAGTCCAATCAGTGCTTGTAAGGTATCCATTTACACTTCCTGTGGCAGCAGCCATGCTAATAGCTGGAGTTGCACCACCACTACTTACTACTGGGGCAGTACCCGTTACGGAAGTAACTGTTCCGCTACCTTTGTTATTAAATGTAGTCCAATCAGCACTAGTCAAATAGCCGTTTACGCTACTTGTTGCGGCTGGCATTGAAATGGCAGGAGTATTGCCACCGCTAGAAACTACAGGGCTTGTACCAGTAACGCTAGTAACTGTTCCTACTGAAATCGACCCACCAAGGCTTGTGCTTGTGCCGTTAATAGTAATGGCAGAGTTTACAAGGGCTGAATTAGGGATAGAGGTAAGGCTTGCACCTGAACCGCTAAATGTTGTAGCAGTTATGGTTGTTCCTGTAATGGCTTTTGGCGTTGTTGCACCAATAGTCATATTGTCCATTGTTCCTACATAAGTAGGGTTTATTTGGATTGAATTAACGCCAGTAGGATTTATATGGACATGACCAGTACCAGTAGGGCTAATGTCTATTTGTGCATTTGCACCATTAATATTGGTAGAAACATTGATTGAAGCATTATCGCCACCGCCTGCACCCATGCTAATTTGAGTTGTTCCTGCGGAGTTTTTAAGGGATAAACCACCTGAATTTGATGCTTGTACTATTGGTGTAGTAAGGCTTGTAGAAGCAGATAGCGTTGTAATTCCTGTGGTTGCGCCTGTGTCACCTATTGTAACTACGCTGTTTTGCAGTAATTTGCCTGTAGTTGTGTCATAGCGAGCTATTGCGTTATCTGTTGCGCTTGATGGTCCTACTACATCGCCACCTAAAGATGGGCTTGAATTAGTAATCACGCCTGTACCACTATCGTAGCTAATTCCTGTGCCAGCACTTACAGAAGTCCTAGCCCTAGCAGTTGTGAAGTATTGATTTGTGCCTTCAGCTACATCAGTAGTTGTTAATACGACTGCGCCTGTAAAGCCATTGACGCTAGTTACAGAGTCAGTATTGTCTATTTTTTGCCATGCTGACCCATTGTAAACAGCCCAGTCACCCACTTGCCAATCTGTAACCCCGTTAAGATTAGTGCTACCAGCAACAGATACAACATAGTAGTAGCCCTTAGTACCAACAGACGAAACAAGAGTAGGGATATTTGTGCTGGCATTCCATGTTCCTTGATAGTTAAGTGCGCCTAAAACTGCTGCGGGTAATTGACTTGTTGGTACTGTACCAGCGCCATCTAATGTAGCTACACCATTTGCTACACCTTTTTGTGCAGTCGCAACATAATCGCTAATTGTGACGCCATTCATTGTGCCACCAGTAACAGAAATGTTGTTACTGTTTTGCGTTGACATTGTGCCTAAACCTGTAACATCAGTATTAGGTATAGTCGCAGCAGCAGTCATGTTAGCTGTGCCATTGCCTTTTACATAGCCTGTCAATGTAGCTGCGCCAGTACCACCATTGGCTACAGGTACAGTACCGACTAATTGATGGTCTGCGTTCCAATCACTTGGTCGTACAACACTTGTGTCATCCCCATCAGGTATCGTTGAAACCTTGGTATGCTTGACTGTAATAGCCATTATTGGACTCCAGTTACACGACCATCAGGACCTCTTACGATTGTTCTTGGTCGATTATTTTGCTCATTAATTGTGTTAACTAATTGACTGATTGCGCCTGCCATCTCTTGATTACCACGACCAATAGCGTCTGCAATAGGCTGCATAGGATGTTGCATAGCTTGTGCCATATCTTCTTCATTTGCATAAGCCATTGCGCCATCAGAGTCATCAGAGCCAATACGAGCTACTTCAATCTTAGCGCCATTGTTAATGTGAGCTAACAGCACTTGAGTGTTGCGCTCTGTCATCATCTTCATTTGTGCTACTTTTAGCTCCATCTCTCTGTCCATCTGATTACGCTGTTCTTCAAGTTGGAATTTAAGTTGATTTTCTTGTGCTTGGAATTCTTGTTTAGCTTTCTCAACTTCAATCTGAGCCTGCATCTTCTGCTGCTCAAGCTGTGCTTGCATTTGCATTTGCTGCATCTTAGCTTGTGATTCCATCTGCGCTTTTTGAATCTCAGGTGCTGGTGGCTTAGGCTGACCTTTAGTCATCTCGTATTGTTTGCGTAAATCATCAGCAGTTTGGTCAATAATACCTTCTAATTGTTTGCCTGCTTTAAATGCTGTTACGCCAAATTTCAGCATTTCCATCAACATTGGTGTTAATTCAGGTGCTTGTGTAGCTGCTGGCAAAGCCATTTGCATGAATTGACCTACTGCTGCTAAAAATGCTGTTCTATCAGCTTTTTCTTGCTGCTCATCTTGGTAAATCATTGAGTCAGAAGTGACCTCAATTCTAAAGTTTTTAGCGCACTCGTCACGCAATAGCGCAATAGCGTCTGGAATTAACTTTCTATCTTGCTCAGAAAGCTGCATTGCACCAGAAATCTTGATTAGCGTGTCATCAGTAAAATGATTGCAAATAATCTGCGCTTTAATACTTAACAAGCTAGTAGCAAAGTCAACGACTGCGTGCTGTTGAGTTTTTAAACGACCTGCCGCATTATTTGATTTAATGATTTGGGCGCCAAGCGTGTCATTAGGGTCAGACTGACCACGCTGAATGTCTGCAATACCCATTAATTCATAAATTTGACCTTTAACTTGGTCCATTGCTTGATAGCATGACATCAATGCGCTTGCAAATGGCGCTAAATCTACTAAATCAATCGCACCTTTCATGCCTTGCTTCTCAGCAAAAGCCATCCAGTTACTTACTGGAATCATGGTGTTGTTTTCGCCTTCAGAGAATAAGCGTTGTAGCTCACTTGCTGAAGCGTCATATACACCACGCACTTTCAATGCGTTAATCAAGCCATCAATTCTGTCGCATAAAACATCTAATTCTCTTGCTTGGTCCTGATAAATAGTAAAGTCAGGAATAGGCTCTAAAGAGTCAGTTGTTAGTGTTGCATATAGTGGTTTTGGGCATGGCCAGAAGTTTTCAAGACCTAACGGGTCATCTCTTTCGTCAACAATTTTGCCGAGTGACTTAGAAATCCATAATACTTTGCCTGTTTCTTTGTCCCAGACTTCGTATATCACCGCTTCATATACTCCATCATCAGACTTGTACGACTGTTTTAAGTCATCAGGCTTTGTATCTAGCGGTATCTTATAACCTAATTCTTCACCAAAACGCTCAACAAGCGCAGGCCTAGACATATACACTCTGCGCCAGACTGCTGTTACTTCTTCCCATGTGCGAGCAATCGTATGCCCAAAGTCACGCCAATGGACATAGTCAACAGGGCAGCACTCATACTCAATGCGCTCTTGTGACTCAATCTCTGTAGCTTCTGGTGTTTCAGCTTCGTCACTATCTTCAGTTACGCTTAGCCCGTCATCAGGCATATCTTCTGCGCCAGCTTCTTCACCTACAATATGTGGCTCATAACGCACCCAAGCTACACCACGACCACCTAACAATCTGTCTAAGACAGCGTTATTCATTGCTGATTTGTAGTCACCGTAATGCTCAATCTCAAACTCTAATGCTCTTTCAAGCATCATTGATGCTACACGACCTATTGGGTCATTGTCCCTAAACCTACGGCTAACATCAGGTCGAGGAAGTCTTGCAAAGATAGCTGGCTGTATAGTCTGCACATTGCTCCAGAGTATGTTGAAGCGTGCATTAGGGTTTCTGTCGTATCGGCTATCATCTTTATATTTCTTTACAATGCGGTCTACTCTGGCTTCCCAACGCTTGTAGCTGCGCTCATAGCCCATAATTGTTTTATACCAGTCCTCATAAGTATGATTGACTGTAGCTTTATCATTCGCCATCAAATTCTCCCTCTTGAAGTCTGTGGCGTCTGTTTCCACAAATCGTTCAAGCTAACATCGGTTTTACCTACAAATACCCCTTTAATCGAGTCATCTTTCGAGGGTAACTTAGCTTCTTCTTTCCATGCAATACTCAGCATCCTAAATGCGTCTGCACCATGGCTTGTCCAATCGTGCCTAGGTTTATCTCTAAACACTTTCTTATCTTCATCGTACTCACGCTGGTACTGCCTTAAACATTCAATGCCATCTTCGCACTTATGGTCAAACCAAGCCCTGGTCAATGCCAATCTGCTTGCTTGAATTCCATCTTGTAGTGACAAACTTGGCACAATTTTCATTGATTTTAACGCAATTTTGTCTGAAAGTTGCTCAATTATGCTTCTATTTGAGGCAAGTGTCTTAGCTCGTGCATCGTGAGGTAAGTAATGTGTACCATACACATAGCCTTTTTCTTTCTCTCTCGACTGAATTATGCCTGAGTAAAACGCTACAGGCTGCCCATTTGACGAATGATAGTCAAGCATACGAATTTCACCATGCACTACTTGAAACCACCATATTGCCGTATCGTCTGAATAGCCAAGGTCCCATGCTGTATGCACAGGAAACATAGGGTCGTACTCAATATCTGTAATTCTGCCTTGGTCTGTGATTTGGCGCATTTCCTTACCATAGAAAGCGCCTAGGATTGCGGACTCAAAGTCACATTCAAACTCTTGTAGATATTGGTCCTGCGTCATTGACTTAGCTGCGTCTTGTAACTCAGAAGCTGGTATTAAACCAGTCTGACTGGCTCTCAGCGTCTTAGCGTACCAATCGCTGTCTTTAGTCGCATTGTTGTATATGTCCCAGAAAGCATTATGCCCTTTAGGTGTGCCAATGAATACAGCCCAGCCTAATCTATCTGCAAGCAGCGGGCGAATAATCTCACCCCATATTCTAGGGCGCATATCGGCATACTCGTCTAATACTATGCCATCAAGATACAAACCACGGAGACTGTCAGCGTTATCAGCACCAAACAAACGAATCCTTGCACCATTTATTAGCTCTACCCATAATTCGCTTTGGTTTGCTTTAGCCATGACAGGTCTACTAAAGCGTAATAAGTAGTCCCATGCAATGTTTTTGGCTTGGCTGTAATAAGGCGCCACATAGGCATAGCGACCATCTTCTTTATTCTCTATAAGTGCTTTGTATACCAGCTCGTTAATGCAGCTTACTGTCTTGCCGCACCTACGATGAGCCACTATTACTGCCCATCGTTGACTTCTTTCGTGAAAGTCTAGGAATACATCTCTAGGCTTGTAGTCTAGCTCTACATCTATTACTTCTTCCAAGACACAACCATTCTTTGTGGTGCTTTCTCATCTCCTACTACTTCAGTACGAGCAAGTTTAGGCACATGGTATTCCATTACAGTCTGTAGCATACCAAATGCTTTCTCAGGATTAGGTGCGACTATGTATTTACCTTCATCGTTTTGTATGCCGTCAGCAACGCTTTGAAGCCACTCTTGCATTTTGTGTGCATTGCCATCAACAAACTTGGCAATCGCTTCCCTAGCTGCGGTAGTGCTTTTATTGGGCACTCCTGGCTTTCTACCTGCTCTATTTAGGTTATCTTCAACAGATTTCGACAGTTTTTTGTCCATATAATCTCAAGTAATTGATTTATAAGGGGTTTATTCTACAGCAATTATCCTACAATGTCAGGGTCATGGTTTTTGTTCATTGCATCCATTAATGCTTGCTTACGCTTCATGCGTTGATTAGCTTTTCTGTTAAGAATGTTGCTGTCATCTAGCTCTAATGGGGGATTATGGTCTTGACGCTTCTTCTGTTGTTTCTCAAGCGTTGACTCTTTGTGCGGGCGCAACATAGCATTTTCAGGCGGGTAATCTCTTGTCATGTGTTTCATTACATATCTTTCATTTTGTCAGTAATGACTTGTTTTCTTGTTTTTGCTGCTTGTTTAAAGTCTGCTGCTGTTGGCGCCCCTTTACTGCCAGCTTTACGCATACGCTCACCTGAGCCATGTTTAATGCGCTCTTGTTTTGCATGGATATTTGCATACAGGCCAGGTTTCATCAACAGTTCCAATTCTTTAGTGAGGCTTTAGCTCTTTCAGCAGGGCCTTTAGCGTGAGCTACTACACCTGACATTCTTGCACAAAATGAGGCTTTTCTGCCTTTGTCTGCTTTTGACTTAGGATGTGGTGCTGGTGCTTTTAAGTTACTGCCATTCTTAGCGTTGTATTCAGCTCTACCTTTTGCTGTCATACCTGCGCCTTTGTCTGTAGGGTTATAAGTCTTACCCTTACCTGTAGTTTTATGAGCAATAGGCTTATCATGCTTAGCCATCGCACTACGGATTTGGTCTTGCCGACTCATTTTGTTTCTAAGTATTTAGCGTAGGATTCTTCTAATTTAGCTTTACGCTTGCCTTTAGCATGAGTACGCTCTTCGGACAATGCAATAGCCATAGCTTGCTTTTTAGGCTTGCCAGCAGCTACTTCAGTTTTGTAGTTTTTGCCGACTGATTGAGCTGACCCTGATTTGTCCATTGGCATGATGAATCCTTACTTGAGATATTTGAGTTTGTAGATGGTAGAGTCAATTAACTGTTGTATTTCTGCAACAATATTGACTAATTCTTGTTTTTGTGGCAAATCTGCGTTGGCCTCACTTACAAAACTCTTTAATGACTCTAAATACTTGAGCGGTTCTTTAGGCTGGTGATATACGCTAGGAAATTCTTTAATTTGCTCGTAACAACCCATGTATGCCTCTACATAGTTGTCTACCAGCTCAATTATTTCATCATAGTATTTGCCCAAAGCCTTATGCTGTGAGTAAGAATTTGTTGACCAATGAAAAAAATGAGTATTAGTGCTGCTATGCAAGAGAGTAGCGGCAAACATAGCGACATTTTGTGTTTCATTCATAAATTACTCCATTTTTAACGATTTTAACACTTCTATAGCTTCTTGCTCATTATTTACTCTGTATAAAAGCCCACCTTTCCAGCTTGCAATAAACTTAATTTGGTCAGGAGTAAATTTCTTGTCTGCACCATCTTTAATTTCCATTAAAATAGTGTGTCCTTCATAAGCCACTAAACAGTCAGGTATGCCTTTTCCTACCATGTGAAGTAAATGCACATCAGCGCCATAATCCCGTAGTGCCTTTACAACATCATTCTGGTTTTTATCTACTTTTTTCGCAAATGTCATATTTTTCAGTTAGTATTCAGTAACTTATTGATTATATAGGAATATTCATGCCTGGCTACCACTTAACAGATGAAGAATGGATAGAGTCTTGGAATAAGGTTGGCAGTCCTGCTGAGTTTGCAAAAATACATGGTATAGCAGTCAGAAATGTAATGTCTAGACGCAGGTCAATAGAAAATCGTTTAAAAATTGAGCTGCCTACTTTTGCAAGTCAAAACCCAGCTTACGCTAAAAAAATTGAGCAAACACCAGGTCATGTACGCAGAGGCATGGACATAGAAAAAGGGCGAGTTATTGTATTTAGTGACGCTCATTTTTGGCCTGACGAAACCACTACAGCGTTTAAAGCACTCATAGAGATGATTAAAGAATATAAGCCTACTGCCATAGTCTGCAATGGTGACGCATTGGATGGTGCAAATTTGAGTCGTTTTCCTAGACAAGATTGGAATAAAGTACCTACTGTCAAAGAAGAATTAGACGCTTGCCAATATTATTTAGGCGAAATTGAGTCAGTAGCAAGAGGAGCTAAATTGTTTTGGCCAATGGGCAACCACGACCAAAGATTGGAAATGTCAATCATTGCTAATTTGCCTACTTTTGAGGGTGTGTTTGGCACATCGTTGCGTGACTACTTTCCTATGTGGTCACCTTGCTGGTCATTTTGGGTAAATGAGGACACTTGCATTAAGCATCGTTGGAAAGGTGGCTGGACTGGTGGCAGAAACAATGCGGTTAACTCAGGGGTCAATATGATTACTGGCCATACTCATGTTTTGAGCGCCATTCCATTTAATGATTACAATGGGACAAGGTGGGGTGTGCAAACAGGCACGCTTGCTGACCCTAACGGGCAACAGTTTTCATATACTGAGGACACGCCTAAAGACTGGAATAGTGGCTTTGTAATGCTGTCGTTTGAGCGCAGCAAACTATTGCAGCCTGAAATGGTGCGTGTATGGGGCGATGATGAAGTTGAGTTTCGTGGCAAAATACATAAAGTATGAAATTAAATTCAGAGGTTGTTAAAAACCTTTACGCTTCTCTTTATTGCTGTTATCCATTTACTAAATGGAAAATGCCTGTACCTGAAGAAATTGACTTTGTTGTGACTGCTGACCCAGAAACCATGGGTACTTACTTATACGACACAGGCGAGGATTACGAGCATACCATTACAATTTCGTCTGCTCGCTGCGGGCATTACTACACAGTCATTACTACATTAGCCCATGAAATGGTGCATCTCAGCTTTCATCGTCAAAAAGGCGACAAATGGATGCAGCATGGCAAACCATTTAGAGTTCGTTGCAAACTTGTAGCTACTGAATTAGGCTTTGACCCCTTAGAATTGTAGCCAATACTTTACAAAAACCAAGGATTGTAAAGTTTAAGAGTCAAAATTGTAAACTTATCCATACAGCTATTGCGGGCAGCAACAAAACTAACACGCCAAAAGCAAGCAATATGTCATTCACTCATATCCCTTTCCAAGTTTCTGATTGACGCACTCCAAGAGCCTCTCCTGGGTAATGCCCCATTTATTTTCAAAACCTTTTGCACCCAGTCCGTGAAGGCCGGTGTTTCCACGATGGTGTTCTGGGCAAAGTGGCAGGACAGGGGATGTAGCCCGTTTAGTTCCATACCGGCGCACATGATGGAGTTCTGCCGGAGTGCCTTCAAACCCAAGGATTTCGGAACACAGAATACATCCGAGTCTTGCAATCTTATCAAGTGACTTCTTTTCATCTTTAGTTGCCATCAGCCCATTCATACCATTGTTTGTAAAATTGTTTAAAAGACTCAAACCCTACACCTGTTTTGACAGGTACACCATGAGGCGTAAGCAGCCAATATGAATTTATAACAGTTTCGTCATCTGTGTTGCCATAAATAATTATTACCATAAAATCAGATTTAGCCGCTAATGCTTGCAGCATAATCTTTTGCCCTACACTTACTTTTTCGCCTGGTCTTTTCCATTCAAGAATTAAAAATTTACCTTTGCGCTCAAGCATACCATCTACATTGCTAGGCACTAACGCAGGATTTGCAGGAATTAAACCTTTAAATTCTGCATAGTCTGTGTGCGTAGCATACGCATTACGCATTAGCTTAGCCATTGCTTTCTAACTTGGTCATAAGTAGCAAATTCTAGTTTAATGGTTTCTTCTGCTAAATCATGCGCTATTTTGGTGGCTTTTTCGTACTGATTTTTAAGTGTTGCATTGTGATAGCACTTCAACAGCTTTTGTATGCGTAAATAGTTTTCAGAGTAGTCTGTCATTTTGTTAATCTTTCTATGTTTCTGTTGCTTGCTTCTTGAGTGCGCCATGCTTCAAAGCGCATCTTAGCTGCTTCTAGCTGCCATCTAAGCGCCTCAGCTTGTTCCGTTGCAGTTCCAATAGCTTTGCATAAATCTTGGTACTCTTGGCTGCGATAAGCCTCTCGCTCTTGGGCGCCCAGACTTTGTTCGTCTGTTTGCGCCATTTTAATCGCCTTAAGACTACTTTTAAAAGCCTCAAGCTCTGCCAATCTGCCCTTTGCAGCCGCATAATCTGGCGCTTTCTTGAAAATGAAGTCGATTGCGTCATTTGGGTCGTAGTCTTTCATTTTAAATTCATCCATAAGCCAATTTGAGCTGCTGCGTAACCTAACCATATAAATGCGTTAGATGGCGAGCCTTTGAAGTATTGAGCTAGACCTACTACTAAATATCCAAGCCCTGTTGCTGCGACAATGTATCTTTCAATATCCATTTGTTTGTTTCTCCCCTATTTCCTAATTCCCATTGCTCAACAAAATCTGCAATAGTTTGTTTGTCAAAATTGTATTTAGCTAAATATGCTCTAAATTTTTCTCTGCCCCATTCCTTTCTGTATTTAAGTAATTGCCTCACCTTGCATTGATGCTTGTATATTTCCATTCTTCTTAAACTTTTCTGAAATAATCTTAGGCACAGTTGTGTCCCAATTAATGCTATGGTGCAAGCGTTTATTGCTTTGACCCATTTGTCTTATTTTAACGCTAGACGGGTTATACAAAACAGTATAGAAACTTTTGACATAGGTGCCATAGTTTAAATAAATATCTGTCAAACCACCCGCATTTGACTGTGTTTGTTTCTGTTCTAGTCGTAATTGTGCAACAGTCATAAATAAATGACCCTTAAAACCAAAGCTACAGTAAGCATTGACATCTTCATTAATTCTACCTACAAATTGAAATGGCCTGTCAGTTGAACATAAAAAGCTATTCATTACTTTGCGTGAAATTTGACCATCTAAGAATGTTTTGCTTAAACCACTGCCTGCGCCACCAATAAAATCACCACCTTGCGCCATGCAAATTGAAGTAAATGGTGTTGACTTGTAAAACTTCAGCATAATTGCAAAAATTTTGTCTAAATTGTTAACATATTTGTTAGTCACATATTTGCGCTCATTTGTGAATGACCAACGAAAGTCTGTGTAGTCATCGTCTAACACCATGAAGTATTTGCAGCCAATACCTTTAGCTAAGTCAAAAACAGCGTTTCTAGCGTACACAACAGCACGCTTGTCTGTAAAGTTGTCCCCTACATCAAAAGTCTTGGCCACCTCGTTTTTAGAAAATGTCAGAATATCGTTAGCGTACGCTTTTTCGTACTCATCAATAGTCTTATCTTCATCATCTAAAACTAAGTAAATTTTGCCTGTATAACCTTTTTCACGCAGCGTATTGTAAGTAAACACTCTGTCAGGGCGAGCATGAGTCAGAATAAACACACACAAATTATCCATTTTGCTCATCCAAGTAAGCATTAGACAATTCGTTATTGAGTGTTGCAAACCCGTTTTCAATAGCTTTGTCAAAGTCAACAATGACTAATGCTGACTGCTCCATTAAATTTTGCATCTCTGCGCTTGAGTGTGCGTAGTAGTCTGCAATCTTTGAGAAGTTAAAGACAATATGACGCTGTGCAGCATAAATAAGAAA